CTTAAGGATTCAGATTGATTGGCGGATCGGAATACAAGAGGGCAGAGTAACAAATGAGTTTATAACTGAGATGAAAGAAGATATGACTCCTCTTGAGTTTTGTGTGCTATATGAAAGCAGGTTTCCAGATGAGGCTGAAGATTCTCTGCATTCATTGGCTAAGATTGAGGCTGCTGAAAAACTCTTTTTTAATTTTGAGGATGAGCTTAAACACATAGTTGATAAGCTTAAGTATCCGGATAGGCTGAGAAAGACTGAACTTGAGGCATTTAAGCATGATCTTGTCAGATATAAAATGATTATCTCATGCGATCCAGCAGATATGGGCTTAGACTTTACTGTTGTATATTGGGGAATTGAGAGAGATGGAACTCTTTTTGAGCCTTATGGAGTATGGCATGAGCCGAAAAGTGATCCCATGAATATAGTTGGCCGCTTAATTAAGAAAACAAAATCTTATGTAGATCCTATGGTGCAAGGAGAGATCAAGCTTGATAAAATAGGGATCGGAGTAGGCCCGGAGAGCAGGCTTAGAGAGATCAAGAATGAACAGAATCTAAATAATATTAGGATCATAGGCTGCCATTATGGAGAGCAAGCTCTTAATAAGACTGAATTTTTAAATAAGAAAGCTGAAAATAATTTTAGGCTTAAGGCTTTGTTTGCAGAAGGCCAGCTTGCTTTAGGATATCTCGCTCAAAGCCCGGACTATCCAAAGCTTAAGACACAGTTGATTTCAATTAAATGGAAGATCACAAGCTCAGAGAAAAAGAGAATAATAGATCCTGAGGAGAAAAGTCCTGATTTTAATGATGCTTTGGTGTATTTTATCTGGCATGATAAGAAATCATTAACATATTCTTTCCTTTAAATATTGCTAGAGCTTAATAAAGTTTATAAATTAAAGTAATTATTATGTATTCATTATTCATTTAGAACTCATATCACGTTTATGGTATCTTTAAAATCATTCATCTTCGGTAAGAAATCTGTGCCTTATGTAGACGTTCTTTCTGAGAATACTCGAGAAGGAATCAATAAAGGGTATATTCCTAAGTTTCTCTACAAGCCGCCGTTTGGGTATCCCAGGTTTGCTAATATGAGCTATATCAGGTATTTAGCTCAGACACCTTATGTTGAGATGTGCGTTGATACGATTATTAAAGAGCTTATTTCTATACCTTGGGATATAGTGCCTAATCCGGATATTCCTAAAGAGGTTTTTGAGAATGAAGATGGAGATTTTACTGATCAGACAAAGCTCGAGATCGCTCATCAAAAGCATTTCTTAGAGAATCCAAATACTAATCCTAATGAATATTTTGAAGATGTGTTTATTAAGATGCCTATTAGAGATGTGCTTGAGATCAATACAGGAATAATAAATAAAGTCTTTAATTTCAAAGGAGAAATGGTTGAGTGCGTGGCCAGGGATGGAGCTACGTTTACTAAAAACCCTGATATTCATGGAATGTATACCAATAGAGCAGATCTAATTCTTGCGAAGCATATAGTTGAGCATCGAGATGAGGTCTTGAATCCATTTAATCAGATTTCTACCCCTATAGTGAGAGAGCAAGGAGCTTATTTTCAGTATGGATGGATTGCCGGGCCTGTTCCTGTGCCTTTTGGTAAGAAAGAGATTGTATGGATGCAAAATATGATTAGATCAGATGATATCTATGGGTATTCAGCTATTCAGCTTCTCGCTAAAAATCTACAGATGCTTTTATATCAGATTGAATCAGATCTCGAGTATTATAATGATAACAATGTGCCAAAGGGAATAATCGGCCTTGATGCTTCTGATGCTGATGAGATTAAATCCTTTAAAGAGCAATGGTATGAGCAGAGTAGGCGGCAGGATGAGTTCGGGAATTGGAAAAAGATGATGAATAAAGTCCCGATCCTTAATTATATTCCACATTTCGAGAGAATAGAGTTCTCAAGTTCTGAGATCCAGCTGATTGAAAAGCAAAAGTGGTATACTAAAATGGTATGGGCTTGCTTTGGAGTTACACCTACAGAACTCGGATATACAGAAGATGCTAAGGGTGTGGCAAATCAGATCATTCAGAGCAAAGTATTCAGGAAAAAGACTATTAATCCTAATTTGAGAATTCTTACTAATGGGATTAACAGAGAAGTCCTAATTGAGTTCGAGTATGTTTATGAGATGAAGCTTGGCAAAGAAACTGTTAATATGCCTAAGTATCTTTTTAAATTCTTAGTCTTTGATATTGATGAAGAAAAGAGCAAGATGGAGCTTTTTGAGAAGCAGATTGACAGCGGTGTTAAGACAGTTAATGAAATCAGGAAATCTGAGGGAGACGAGCCTCTTGATTGGGGAGAGGAAAGGCCTCAAAAATTCAGAGAACAAGCTCAGCAGATTAATATGGGAGAGACAGGCTTGCCAAAAAAGGAAGAGGAATTAAGGAAACAGGGCGAGAAGCCAACAGGCAAAGTGCCAGGAACTAAAGAGCCTGCTAAGACAGGGAAGAAAGTCGAGAAAGAAATTACAAATAAGAAAGGATTATGTTTTTCTGTTGAAGATTCTTTAAAATCTGTAGAAGAAGCAAGATTAAATAAGAAAGCAAATGATCTGAGTTCTCCACTAATTCTAAAAGAGAATGAGCGGCCTACTGAAAAGCATCTTGAGAAAGCTATTGATTATGTTCTTAAGCAGAATGAGAAAAAGATTAAGGCTCTTGTTGAAGCAGAGCATAAGAAAGGAACACTTGAGCAGATCAAATCTCAAGGAGATCCTAATACTAATGGTGAGTATGATGATCTTATTGAGATTAAAGCACTTCCTGAGTTGATTGAGAAGCTTAAGTCTCTGCTTAATTTTTCAGGTCTTCAAGTAATAGCTCATGCTGTAATTAAAAGCGAATTTATGAAAGGAGCTGATCAGTCTGAGAGAGATATAAATAAAGTAGAATCTTTTAATTATGTGCCTGATGAGAATGCAATTAACTATATAACTGATTATACTTTCAAGAATATTAAAGGCATGACAGATGATGTGGCTGATAAGCTTAGAGGAGAACTGCAAAGATCCTTTATGAATGGAGAAGGAATAGATCAGATTAAGAGCAGGATTACATCTATTTTTAATGTTGGAGAAAACAGGGCTGAGATGATTGCCCGAACAGAGACCACAAGAGCTCATTCTTTTGGCAAGTTATCAGCTTATCAGCAAAGCGGAGTCAAAGCTCATAAATGGCTGCTTTGGACTGATGATAATCGAACTAGTGCGATTACAAAATCGCTTCATAGCAAATATGGATCTCCTGAGAAAGCAATTCCGCTGAATGATAATTTCAAAACTCAGGTCAAAGTAGGCAAAAAGACTGTGATTATTGATCAGGCAGCTCCTCCGTTTCATATTTCAGACAGGGATGAGCTAATGATAGAACCAGAAGGTCTCTAATTTCTAAATATTGCTAGAGCTTAATAAAGTTTATAAAGAAATTTAATTATAACATAATATATGATAGATCAAAAAAGATTTGTGTTCTATACTAAAGGAATTGAATGTAAGAGTTTCTATGATGAAAAAGCAAAGAAGCAGAGATATTTTTTAAAAGGCCATATTGATTCTGAGGATCTTGATCTCGTAAATGATATTGTCACTAAAGGCTGCATGACAGATATTCAGACACAGTTTAAGGCGAGAAGCATAAAGCTTGATCTTGATCATGAGACACTCAGGAAAGGGAAAGGCGAATCAGAGTTTGATGCTAAATTAAATCTTACTAAAATCCCGCTCGGGAAAGCTGTTGATGAAACTATTGATGCAAAGGGCAATCTTATCAAGTTCGAATTAAACTCTAACTGGAAAAAGCTTGATGCAAAGGGCAATGTTGTTGTAACTTTTAAGGAATTATGGGAGAGTGTTAAAAGCGGATTTTATGATGCGTTTTCTATTGCGTATGTTCCTATCAGGATTGCATATAAAGCTCTGGAAGAAGGAAAGGCCAGGCTGCTTGAGAAAGTCAATATCATTAATGTCGCTTTAACTGGGAATGCAATTAATCCAGCTGCAACAATCACAAATGTCATGGCCAAGAGCCTTGAATATTTAAAAGAATTAGAAGAAAAAGGCTATGATAAGGATGGAGCTCATGCTCATACTGAAAATGAGCCTCTTGGAATACATAATCATACTGAGATTGAGAAAAGACTTCAATCTGAGGTAGAATATTTAAGCGATCGGTTAGGCCGCATCTCTGATCGATTATATGAATTAGAGAGCGGAAAGCCTGAGAGCGAAACAACAGGGCTTAAAGGTAATAAAAAAATAAAATCGGGTGATAAAACAATGGGTAAAAAAAATAAAGAAGAAACCCCTGAAGAGGAAACCTCTGAAGAGGATACTCCTGAAGAAGAAACATCTTCAGAGGAAGCAAAGCCTAATGATTCTGCCCCTATAACTCCAGAAGCTGGAAAAGAAGCTGGAAGTGGAGTAGAGGGAAAATCTATCGATGCAAAAGCATTTACTGAGCTGAAAAGTACAGTAGAAACATTGGCTAAAAGTGTCGAGAAGATAAATACTGTTTTGGAAAAAGCACTTCCAGCAGGATACGGTGCAGAGGATAAATCAGAAGGAGCTAAAACTCCTGTCGATACAAAGTCTCAGGCAACCGGAACAATGGATCTTATTTAAGAGGTGTAAAAATGTTACAAAAAACTAATATAAACGGACAGACTCATGTTTTGCAGACAGGCGATATGAAGTCTGAAATGAATAGGATTGCAGCTAAAGGCTTTACTGATGCTTCTTGCTATGCTCATAGTTTCGGGCCATTGGCACACGAAACAAGGTATGTAGATGGATGGCAAGTTAATAAGGAAGGCAAAGGCTATGATCTAAGATCATTCTTAGGAGAGAAAGCTATGGATGGATTTGATGCTATAGCTAGGAAAGCTCTTGGCCCAACAAGTGGCGGAGCAGGAACAGCAGGATATGCACTTGTGCCAATCTATGTCGATCCAAGAATAGTCGATCAATCAAGGAAATATACTCCATTAGTAGAGATGATTCCAAGAGTCACAAATCAGGGGCTTACAGCTGATTACAATATAATTACCGCAAAAGGTGCGGCTTATACTGCTAATCCAGATGCAGCTCTTCCTGAGGATGATGATACAGAGGAAAGAGCTAGCACAAACATCAAGTTTCTTTACTCAATCGGTAGAGTGCTTGGGCCTATGCAGGCAGCGATGCCATCCTATATTCTTGAAGGCTTCCAGCCAACAGGAGCAGGAAACGTCGTAGGATCTGTCTTTACTCCAGCTGGAGTGCCTAATGCTAAGCAGTATCAGGTATTGATAAAAGCAAGAGCAATGAAAGAGCTCGAGGAAAATCTTATCATAAACGGAGATGCTTCAACTGATGCAACTCAGTATAGCGGAATCGTTAAGCTACAAAGCACAACCAATCAGACAGATCTTAGCGGAGCAGCTTTGACATGGGATGATGTCGAAGAGACAGTTCAGCTGGCTTTCGACGATGGTGGCAGGCCAAAGTTAGGCGTATGCGACTCATCTACCATGGTAGATCTGAGAAAGCTTATGATTGATACCTTTAGGTACACACCTGATCAGCTTGTAGCAGGAGCAACTCTGCCTTTTGGAGTTCCGCCTCAGCTTGTTTTGCAGACAATGGTCGGCCCTATTCCAGTGCTGCCATCTATGTATTTGACAAATACAAGCGGATCAAAGCAGCTTTTCTTCCTTGATACAGATTTTATCGAGATGAGAGTTCTGCAGGATATGACTTATGAGGATATGGCTAAAACCAACGATTCAAATAAGTTTATGTTAAAAATCTATGCTTGCCTGATATTAAGGTCTACGCCTTTTAACAGCTTCATAGATAATATAGGATAAATGAGGTGAATGACGATGGGACTATTAGTCGAAGGAACTGGTTATGAGATCGCTGGAGTAAACAGAGGAGATGTTTATAACGAGATTGTTATAAAAACAATCAATACTGTTGATTCAGGAGATACTATTGTTGTTGATGTGACAAAGTATGGGATCTCACCAACAGGAATAATGGGTGTATGGGGATCTGAGCATACAACTGAAAACTCAATTATGGCACAAGCAGATCCAACTACAACTGTATCAGGGGATGAAATAACTCTGACAACAACTGGAACTACTGATAAACAGAAATTTTATATTATCAAAGGTTTCGCAGTACCACACCCTGGAGCTGCAATATAAGCTCTATTTTTTTATTTTTATTAATTATTAATTAAGTGTCGGCTTGAGGCGGCACGCTCAGGCAAAGACTTCAAGGGAGACTAAAATGGCATTATTCGGAAATGTAAGTAAAGATGTCAAAGGTTCGATGAACTTTTTGGACAATATTTCATTCCAACAAGGAGTGGGCGGAGCAATCACACCTGGTGCATGTTACTATGTAGATAGAAACAAGCAATCAGATGTCTCAGGAGATGGAAAATCTTGGAAAAATGCATTCTTGACAATAGCTGAAGCAATCACTGCGGTGAACTCAGACTACACCAATGGATACTCACCAAGTGAGGGAAGAAACAGATACATATTCATTGGAGAAGGATGGTATGCAGAAGTTCCAAAAATCTTGACAGCAAACGATGTCACTATTGTATGTGTAGCACCAGGAAATCATGACAGTACAGTTCTTTATGGTGTGCCAGTTGCAGGAACATTCAGTGGAACAGCAGGCGGTCCAGCATTAACAATCACAGGAAGTAACAACACAATCTATGGGCTTGGAGTCTTTACAAGTGATCCATTATATGCTGGAATCAGAAATGGTGCAAATGCAAGTGATGGGGATGCTTTGAATCCAGGAGCATCAGCACCAACAGGAAATGCATTTATTAATTGTAGTTTTGTAAGAGATACAGATAATGGAGAACTCTGTGGAATTGATGACATGGGTGGTGATGGAACATTAATAGATGGTTGTTTCTTTTCAACTTCATGTTATACACATGGAATTAGATCAAGAAGCAATGGAGTGACTAATCCTGTAAATCTTGTTGTAAGAAACTGTAGATTTGTCGGATGTCCTATCGGAGTAGAAATACAGGCAGGACATAATGCGCAGATATTAGATAGTATATTTTTATCTGACTCAAGCGACAGACCAGGAACAATGGCAACACCAGTAGTTATAACTGCAACATCAGGTTATGTATCTGGATGCACCGCATTGACAAACAAAGCAGGAATTGTGACAGGAGCAGGAACAATTGTGGATGTCGGAAATATGGGATCAGATGGACTGATTGGACAAACTTAAAATGACAAAAGAAAAATCCAAGAAAAAAGAAGTAGGATCTGAAGTTATAGATAATGCTGATAAACCAAAAGACTTAGATTCCGAAAGGTTTACTAAGTAATTTTTTATTTTTTCCTTTATTTTAAGGAAATCAGAGGTAAACAATGTTAGAAAAAACAATACTCGAAAAGCTTATATCAGCGAGAGATAAAATCGCAGAGGTTTATAATACTGAGGCTACTGATGATAAGCCGGATAATGGAAATCTGACACAATTAAATGAAATCCTTTTAAAAATTAACGAAGCAATATCAAAACATACTTAAAGGTGAAACAATGGCACTACCAAAAATTATGAAAACAGTTGCACTTAAAGCAGCAGCTGTAACACTAGCAGCCGAAACAGTAATCGGTGGCGAAATAGATGTAAGAAACTACAATACTATGGTAGTTTATGTTAATTATGTAAATGGTGATGAAACTTCTGTTGATATTATTCCTAAAGTTCTTCATGCTCCAAGCGGAAATGAATATCCTTTTATGGAATGGAGTGAGGCAGCAGTTTCTTTAAGAACTGCTAAAATATTCAGACTTACAGCTACAGGGAAAGCTTACATAGTTTTGGATGTGAGAGGAATAAATATTATTAAACTTTATGAAGATGCAACAGGCGGAACTCCAACAGGAACAACTGCTGTAGATTATACAGTAATAAGTGAATAAAATGATACAACAAGTAATAAATTCAGGGCCAGTATCAGAATCTCTAAGCGGAAGTGGAGCTCCAAGTTCAACTCCCAGCAATATTGGAGATCATTATATTGATACAGCAGGGCCTCAGATTTATGTAGCTATTGGAATTTCAAGTTCTGCTGATTGGAAAATGTTAGTATCACAATAAACAAGGAGGGATGTCAAATGTTATTTGAGAAAAAAGATGATAAGCCTGAGAAGATCAGGGTAAAAGATTTAGAATTTAAGGGATTCAAATGGGTTACAATCTATAACGGTGATCAGATAGATCTACTTGAGGATCATGGCCTGCGTCTTGGATTAGTTCCTGTTAAAAAGGCAGAAGATAATTCTAAGTCTAAAGGGAAAGAAAATAAAGAAGAACCTGAGCTTAAAAAAGTTCTGATTTATAAAGAAAAAATTGAGAGCATTAAAGGCGTTGGTAAAAAGACTGCTAAGGATCTGATTCAAGTTTATCCTACTGAGGAGATACTGATCAAGGCCCTTAAGAGCGGAAAAGATATGCCAATCAGGGATGATCTTGCAAAGCTCATAAAGAAAAAATTTAAGGTGAAGTAGTTTTTTTATACAATGACAAGTAAGATAGATTTGGTACTAAAAGTTATGGATG